TAAATCCTGTTAATTGAGATAAAATGCCAGCTCCCGATAAAGAATAAAGCTGTGTATCTCCGGTAGGGGGAATGGCTGGTGTTAATGAGGAATTGACTCTCAGAGTTCCAGGAACACCAGAAAAAATTTGATTATAACCACTTACAGTCGAAACGCTTGTCTGAGTTACTTGGTGAATAGTTCTATGGTAACCAGCTGGTTTAGATCCTGGCTGCCCGTTATTGTTAATATGATCAACATTGAGCGTTTGGAAAGTGCCGTCAAGGTTATTCCGAATTGTTGCCTTTGTTTGCCCTAAAGATGTGCCGTCGGGAGGGTAACCTGGTGTATATGATGGTATAGGCATATTAACTCACGCAAACAGTTGCGATAGGCTGTACCGCCCTTGGATCGCGTAGTTTTTTCTGAGCCTCTTTGCTAAGCTTCGCTTTTGCTGGAGATAAAGGCTTTTTTAATTTCTTCTCTTTTCCTTTAATGACAACCATAATTTATCCTGTAGTATGTCTGCCAACAAAAGGCCCTCCCCCCAGAGGTACAGGCTTATTTGGCAGAGATTTTACTTTCTTCTTTTTATTCAAAATCGGTATCTTTTGCGATTTGCTTTTTACTTTATTTTTCATAGTGAACCAAAGTTAGCTAAACCGCCCGATCCCCATTGGTACTTGAGATGATCGCTGTAGATCGTGTGAATGCTTTCCTGCCCTATCTGTGCGTAGGTTCTAGTTTCAATTATGTCGTATCTTTCTTTGAGCATTTTATCAATGAAGATAACGCCATCGGAATCTAGCCTTTCTTCGAAAATCTTTTTAGCAGCTCCAACAGCCAGAATTTCCCACCACTCAGAAAGTTCAGGGTTGCCTGACATATCAGAAGCCAAAAGTGCTTGAATAGGTTGGCGATAGCAAGTCATTTCCACTGTATAGCCAGCATCTGGGACGGGTGCCAAAGTAAACTGATTTTGGAAGAACAAAATCGCTAAGGGTATTGAAAATTGCTTCGGGTTATATTGAATCTGTATAGGAGTGCCGGCAGGTATAGCTTCAGCAAAGGTTAATCCAACGATTTGACCTGTTTGGTAGTTAATCGTTGCATTTCCTGCCTGTGTTGGAGTCGCAGAGGCGTATTGACGATAATAGGTCCACGCATACTGCTGATTTGTATTATTGCTGGTCTGAAAGATCTGGATTAGATTCCCTTGCCCATCATCAGTAACATTTTGTGTCAAACCAACACCATTGGATCCAATCACATTGGCAGTTATGAGGATATTTTGTACGCGTCCCTGTGGGAAGTAAAGACTGGGGCTGTTTTCTGGTCCAGGATCATTATTTACACTAGAAATAAAGGGGAAAGCGGTTGTGTTACCATTATAGGGCGATGTAAAAAAAGAGCCTCCAGAAGTATAAGCGCTAAAACTTGTCGTATCTACATTTAAGTAAAAATCATTTACATCAATCACAGTGATGATAAAAGCAACGCCGTTGACCTCTATCATCCCTCCTACGTTATTAATAATCAAAGACATGCCAGAAACTAGACCATGATTCGGTGCGATCACCACACCATTTGTCGCATTGGTTATCCCTGTGATTGAACCGGTCGCTGAACCGGTCGTTCCGTCGCCTATTGCAAAGTTTGTGAATGACTGCCAGTTGTAATTATTGGCATAAAATGCTGCTGGACTATGAAACCAACGGAGTTCACGTTTAGCGCAAGTCGCTGGGTGATTGACAGTGGTATAGAGCTCGCTGTTAAAAGGATAGGTATCTTGGCCGACGTTTGTGGCAAAGGTATAGACATCTTGTAACTTCAAAGATCTAAATTTTGCGGGCAAATCATAGGCATAGAAGCTATGCATCTGCTGTACTATATAAGAATCAGTGACTTGAAAAGAATTACTTGAGCCGGTAAGCTTTCTGGTTTTTGTTACCGCATTAGCTAATGTAGGATATAAAGGATATGTTGGTACAAATGTGCTCATAGCACCGGCCTATTATCAAATGCGGGTTCTAAAGTTACTGTCGTTGTCCCCTGAATGATACCTGAGCCTGCTGGCACGGCAACGCAAGGGACCTGCGGATCTTGCACATTATTAAACGGATAAAAATTTGTCGTATCAATAGCAATCGTTGCAGTATTAGGCGTCAATGAAATTATTTGAGCTTTGTGATTGTTTAGTTGAATCATGCCGTTTGGCGGAGGGACACGGAAACTTATCCATTCGGCAATCTTAAAATTTGTATTATCTATAAATGTCACAATCGCAGGATTGGACTGCGTAATATTTGTTATATATTGCAGGTTATATATTGCAGGTTAGGTATGAAGTCTGCGCCAAAAGGAGGGCCATAATTGCTTGAACCTCCAGGAACAACATGAGGGCTCGAATTAGAGGACACTTGTTGGAGTAAATCTCACTCTTGATATCGTTTCATAACTACGTGGGGGTCTTTTCCCTTCAGCCGGCATTTCCAAATTATATCGTCTGATTTTCTTCTTTGTATTATTTAAATGCTTGATGATTCCCATGGGTAAATCACAAATTTCGCCATGTATCATTTTGATCATCTGAATAGGCTCACCTGGATATTTTCTATAAGCAAATTCTAGCCATCCTCCCTGAGCATCAAGAAACTCAAACATACCAGTAATTATTTTATCATCTTCTTTCCTCATCTTTTTGACGAGTTCGTCTCTTTCGGCGGGAGGAAGCGTTCTCGTTATTTTTTTGTTTAATTCTCTTACTTCCATAAATTTTAAAATCCTTAATGAAAGGAGGGGTTTTTACTCCCCTCCAATTGGTTATGCGTTAGTGATTCCATTGACGAAATCGGCTTTAAATGCAAAGACTTGCATGTTTGCGTTGGCAATGCCCACAGCAGATAAGCCGATGTTCATAATGAATTGCGATCTATTGTCGAATGCATCAGCAAGGTTTGTACCTGGAGGCGACGCTGGAATAGTGGCACTTCCGTTTAGAGGTATAACGCCTGAACCAGCTGGCATACACACAGCTGGAGAAACACCACCTGCAAAAGCTGCCGATGTTGGGAACTGGAATGCAGTAAAACCTGTGGTGTCTACGTCGATTGTGATCGAAGAAACAGTAGAGGAATTAGTTACACTCAAGACGCGAGCTGCCCCTGAAGGATTGTTTGTAAATGGTCCGCTTCCTGATTTAGCTGTCAAATTGCTCAGCTGTGTCATGCCGTAAGGCGTTGGGATTTGGAAATCTACAAGTTCGCCAGGTGTGTAAGGGTTTTGCCTAAAGAAATAGACTACCGCTTGCGTTGCCTGCGTGATGTACGCAACAGGCAAAGTATTGGGTAGAAATTGGCTAGGATAAACTTTTTGATAATAGCCAGTAGTCCCATTTGCAACAGTTAAACCTGCACTGACAGCAGAAGCAGCGAAACCAAGTGTAATACTTGTGTTAACCGATATAGCCGTGATTTGGTACAAATTCGAACCACTGATTTGTTGAGCGCTTGTTACATTGATTAAACGAACTAGATCGCCGACATTCAATCCTGCTGTGTTGCTAGTAGGAACAACAAACGTAGTTCCATTGACGGCAGTAATCGCAACTCTTGTGAAAGTTGGAGGATTAGATTGGTCAATGAATGTAAAGCCACCAGATGTTCCTTGAGAGGCGTAAGTTGTGACTCCCGCTCCTGTAGAACTTGGTTGACCAAGTGCTAGATATGAACCAGGTGCCATAGTAGCACTGAACCATTCCGCATAGATTGGATTAGCCGCTGTGGTTTGTGCGCCCCAATTGGTCGTATCCTTGACGAAAACCCAGTCGGGTTTTGCGGTCATTGGGATATTCACGGCAATGGGAGTTGCTGGGTTGGTATAAGACCAAGACCCGATAAAAGAAAATGGTAACATGTTCGTACTCCTTAAATCCCTGTTGAACGTAAGTTTTGAACCCAAAGGTCGTTGGTGATACATTGGCCCTGATACATTGAGCAACCTGCTGTATGACGGAGCATACATGGATCATTATTGTATCCAGGAGGTAGATAGATAAAGCGAGCTTTCCCGCCAGCCTGCCATACCACTTTGTAACCTTCTTTAGCTGCTACAAAACAATTAGCAATGTCATTTCCAAGCAAAGATGCATTTGGTGTTACTGAACCCTGCTCAGAAATAAAGAAACGAATATTATTAGCACCGCCTACTTCAACACTTAAAGTTTGTGAGATATTTGGATATTGGAATTTTTTGACAAAACCACTCATGTTATAGAGAACAGGAATCATCCTAGTCGTCAACATGCAGCCATATGCATCACCAATTGGCGATGTGCCGAATTTCAAGTCAGCTTCTACAATATTTGTTATGTATTCGCCTGAGTTGTTTTGAAGAACTGTGAAGACATCATCCACGTCGGTGATGCTCATTTCGCTTGGAATATCCCCGTTTGTGCCCCCTACACAATTTATTATACTTGCAGAACTTTCGAGGTTGTCTCTCTGCAGAGCGTCCTGAGTTTCTCTTAAGGTCTGTCCTAAACGTGCCGCTGCACTATTGAGGACTGGATCTTCGTTGGTAATGGTGACCTGACGAGTCAAAACGATATACGTAGCATAAACCCTTACACGGCAATCCACGTCAACACGATTAAGTTGTTG